AGACGAAAGCGGATATCGCTTAAAACTTTATTGGGGAATTAAAAGATGCTTAAAGATATTAAAAATAAAAAAGATTATTTTACAAAACGGCATGGTGCTATGAAAAAAGAGCGCGAAAGTTTTATTGCGCATTATAAAGATTTGCAAACATTTATTAAGCCTCGTCGTGGGCGTTTCTTTACGGAAGAACGTAATAAGGGGAAGAAAGTACACCAGAACATTATTAACAGTGCCGGCACTCAGGCACATCAGATTGCGCGAGCCGGCATGTACGCTGGGATTATGTCTCCTGCGCGCCCTTGGTTTTCCTTGCAAACTTTTGACCCAGACTTAATGGAGTTTCAGCCGGTTAAGATATGGCTAGATTCTGTGGAGCATTTGATTAGGCAAATATTTAGCTCAGGTAATCTTTACGATATGGCTCCTGTTCTTATAGGAGAATTGTTACTATTTGGTACTGGCTGTATGCTGCATGTAGAAGACTTTGATGATGTGTCAAGATTTTACACCATCACGGCAGGTTCTTATACTATTGCTCAAAATTCACGATACACTGTAGATACTTTAGTTCGTGAGTTTGAAATGACGACTATTCAAATGATTGAAGAATTTGGAGAAGGTAATGTAAGTCAAAAAGTTAAAGATGCGTATAATAAGGGGAATTATGATACTTGGTTTCCTGTTATTCAATTTATAGAACCGAATCCACAGGTAGACCCAAATAAATTACAGTTTTCTCAATTTAAGCCTTATCGCTCGAAGTATTATGAGCCGGGGGCGGTGGATAAAGAAAAGTTTTTGAGAGAAGCTGGTTTTGATGAATTTCCTGCTTACTGCCCTAGATGGGATGTAACAGGAGAAGATATTTATGGAACAGATTGCCCTGCTATGACAGCATTAGGAGATATTAAAGGGCTTCAGGTTGAAGAGAAAAGAAAAGCACAAGCTATAGATAAATCAGTAAATCCGCCTTTGCCTCCTTCTTTGAGGAATGTGCCGGTTAGTAGTTTGCCGGGGGGTCTATCTCTTTACTCTTCCAGCAATCAACAGAAACTTGCGCCTATTTATGAAGTACGTCCTCAGCTTCAGGAACTTCGTCTTGATATGGAAGCGGTAGAAGCTCGCATTAACAAAGCTTTTTTTGTAGATATGTTTCTTGCGATTTCTAATATGCAGGGTATTCAGCCAAAGAATCAGTTGGAATTGTCTCAGAGGAATGAGGAGCGACTACTTCAACTTGGTCCTACTCTTCAAAGATTCCAACGAGAACTTTTAGATTTACTTATTGACCGTACTTTTAATCAAGCCCTAAGAGCTAATATTCTTCCAGAACCCCCCGAAGAACTACAAGGTTCACCTTTACAGGTTGAATATGTTTCTCAATTAGCTATGGCGCAAAGGTCTATCGCTACATCAAACATTGATAGAATTATGGGTTTTGCTGGTGGTTTGATGGGATTAGGTTTTGAAGAAGCTAAATATAAAGTTGATGCTATGCAAGCGATAGATGAATTTGCGGAAGCTCTTGGACCGCCTCCTCGGATTATTGTTCCTGATAAA